GACATTAATCAAAATCATAACCATGGAATAGTAAACTTTAGAAAAGTTCAATGTTTTTGCAAGTTTTACTTTTCAATCTCTGGAACGAACTATCTTATACATAGAGTTACCTCTAGAGTAGAAAAGTCAGATGGGAGACCAGGCGCAAAAAGTGATGTTTGGTTTTACGAAATGGATTCTGATTGGAATGAGATCAGGTCTTTACATGACATCAAAGGAACTGAAACTGATAAGATTATTAGAAGTCTAGTTGGTACAATAGATGACTTTAAGTTGACCGCTCTTGCTCCACAGAGAAAAATGGAGTCCTTTATATCTGAAAAGTCAACAGATAGAAAGAGTCACCTATCAAGATTTAGGGATTTGCAACCACTACAGGAGCTTCATAATCAAGCCAAGTCCGACCTAAAGGACTCAAAGGCTGTTTTGAAATCGCTAACACCTATTGATTGGGAGACCTCTATTGAAAAGCTGGAGAAAGAGAAGGAAAGTCTATCAATCAAGATTTGTGAAGAGGATAAGCTTTTAGACATATTGAGAGATTCCTTGCAAGAGAAGATAAAGGAGCTTTCTGGAAAGGGAGATAGTAAAGAAGTAATCAGCAAAGAAGAGGTATTGGAACAAGAAGAGATTATCAAGACTATTGAGGAGTCTATAGACAAAGCCAACAGTGACATATTAGATACAAAAGTTTCTAAGAAAAAAATAACAAAAGAACTTGAGTCACTTATCGAAGAGAAGAGTTCTATCCCAATTGATAAGATAAAAAAGAAGTTAGAAAAGAAAATCGTCTTAGAAAAAAAGATGGGAGAACTTAAGGAGAAGCTAAAGTCTGAGATTAGGTTTCTTGAAGGAAAAGAGAAGACTGTATCAAAGTTGAATGTTGTTCCATGTGGAGATCAATTTCCAAAATGTCACTACATCAAAGATGCCCATGAAGAGAGTCATAACATAAAGCCACAAAAAGAACTTATATCATCTATTGAAAAGGATCTTCAAAGATGTGAGATGCTAATTGTTGATGATGATTATAAAAACAAGGTAAAAGAGTATGAAGACTTAGACGGTCGTGAAATCTCATGCATAAAGAAACTGTCAGCAATAAACCTAGAAAAAATAGAAAATAGGTTAGAGATAGCTGAAAAGAAACTTTCTATTGAGAAAGAGAGGCTAAAATACTTAAGAGAAAACGTCACAGATGAAGAGGTTGGAAATGAGATTTCTTCACTAAGAACAAAGGTGACTACCATCAAGAAAGAAATAATTGATCTTGATTCTAAAAAAATGTCTTATGCGATGAGGATTGGACAAATTGATTCTGAAGTTGCCAACCATAAAGAAGAGTGGGGAAAGTTTGGAGAAATCAATGAAACATTCCAGATACATGAGCAATTATCAATTGCATTCGGAAAAAAGGGAATACCTAATCACATTATTCGAAAAGATCTTCCTCGTGTAAATAATGAAATAAAGGAAGTTTTACGAGGAGTGTTTACGTTTGAGATCGAGCTTGAGGTCGAAGAAGAGTCTGATAAGTTAGAGATATATATTGACTATGGTGACTCAAGGAGGCCTATTGAGTTAGGTAGTGGAATGGAGCAATGTGTAGCCTCAATGGCTATACGAGTTGGTTTGCTAAATGCCTCAAACTTACCTAAGCCAAACATTCTCATTCTTGATGAGCCATTCAACCAAATTGATGAAGGGCTAACCGATGACGTAATAAGGATGATCGAGTCTCTAAAGAAATGGTTTAAGTCAATCTATATCATTAGTCATAAGGAGTCTGTTAAGGATATGGCTGATTACTTGTTGGACATTCAGAAGAAAGGCAAGGATTCTTATATCTACCTTGAATAGTTATAGATATGGATAATAACAGCATCAAAGAGCTATACAATGAAGGGATATTCGACTGGATATTTGGAGGCAAGAAGAAAAAAACAGCTTTTATTTCCAACTATGTTGACCAGCTTATGAGTCTCTATAGGGAGCTGGATAAGGTAAAAGAAGACTATCCTCAAAAGTCTAGAAGAATTAGAGGTAATCTTAGAGCAGCTATGACCGACCTTCAAGACCTTAAGGTTTCAATTGAGCATGGAGTTACAGAGAAACAGAGTTTTATTTCTGACAAAGATTAGATAAGATCCCAGTATGAACTGGGAAAAGATACCAAATGGAAAAATCCAGCGCCAAGCCGCTGGATTTTTTGTTATTAAGCCTGAAAATTTCAGAAGTCCTATACCTCTATTTTGTTTAGTTTGTTCCAATCAAATGAAAAACGTAATAGATTCCAATAGTCACAGAAAGTATGAGGCATGTTTTGAGTGTGTAACAAAGTATGCAGAGCCAAATCGTGAAAAGTGGGAAAAAGGGTGGAGACCAGACCTTTCTAAGGTGGCTTCATAGTTATTATAAAGCGGGAACCTTATGAATTTAGAAGAATATAGAGCACTAGGTGCTGTTATCGATACAACTTGGGGAAGATCTTCAACAAACAATAAGTTTGGACCAACATCTTCTGTCAAAATTTCACTATTAAACCATGAAACAATGGTTATATCTTATACTTGCCTTATCAACTTTGGTCAGGCTCACGAGAGAGAAAGGGAGATGAGACAAAGGAACTCTGATTCTGGTTCTTATCTGGATGCTGTAATAAAGCGTGTAAAAGATGACTTTAAGGCAGCTGCTGGTAGAACTTTAAAGGTTGAGCAAGTTGGTGACGAAGAGGATTGGGAACTCTTAAATTTGGGACAGTATTCTGGGAGAAAAGATGCTTACTATAAGAGAAAGATTATTCTAACAATAGAGTAGAGGGGTGAGCTAGTAATGGCGACTAAATCAATAATATCTCGCCATACGCAAGAGGTTTTGAAGTGTGGCTCTGACCCCTCTTATTTCTTCAACAACTATTGTAGAATTCAACACCCGACTAGGGGGAACATACCATTTGAAACTTATCCGTTTCAAGATGATGCAGTAAAGCAATTCTTGGATCATAAGTTCAATATTGTTCTAAAGGCAAGGCAGCTAGGACTATCAACTGTTACTGCTGCATACGCAGTTTGGATGATTCTTTTTTGTCCAAACAGTAACATCCTTGTTATTGCTACAAATCTTAGAACTGCTAAAAACTTTATTAAGAAATGTAAATTTATAATTAAGAACCTTCCAGAATGGTTGATTTTGTGCGATATTAGTTCAGAGACCGTCCAATCTATTGAGACTAGTTCTAGAAGTGGAGACTCTACTCTTAAGGCAGTTCCAACCTCACCAGATGCTGGTCGTTCAGAAGCATTGTCTCTCCTAATCGTTGATGAGGCTGCTTTCGTAAAGGACTTTGACGATCTTTGGAAGGGTCTTTATCCGACACTTTCTATGGGTGGTCGCGCAATTTTACTATCAACACCAAATGGTACAGGAAATAAGTTTCACGAAATATATACAAAAGCTCGTCTAAATGACAATGAGTTTAATGACATATGCCTTCCGTGGACAGTACACCCAGAACATGATGATAAGTGGTTTGCAGAGCAGACCAGACAGCTTAGTCGAAAAGAAATTGCACAAGAGCACGAATGTGACTTCATTGCTTCTGGTGACACATATCTTGACGTAGAAGTATTAGAAAAAATAAGAAAGATAGTCAAGCCACCCATAAGAAGGCTTGGGCAAGATCGAATGTTGTGGATTTGGGCGGATCCAAAACCACAAAAAAAATACATCTTATCAGCCGATACAGCCAGAGGAGATGGCAAAGACTATTCTGCTTTCATTATTATCGATAGTGAAACAGGGGATCAGGTTGCAGAATATAAGGGTAGATTACCACCTGATAGATTTGCAGAAATGATAAACGAGGTAGGATTGAGGTACAATAGGGCGCTCGTATGTCCAGAAAATAATAGTGTTGGATACGCGACAATTCAAAAGCTGTGTGATCTAAAGTATCCAAGAATTTACAACAACAAGCAAAAAACATTAGATATTTGGGGCTCTATGCTGTCAAAAGCTGATGATCTAATAAAACCATCTGGTGATTTGGGAATCTTTACATCAGGACAAAAAAGAAATGTCATGCTTACAAAAATGGAGGAGTTGCTAAGAAACGTTTCTATCAACATCTATTCCGAAAGAACTTATGCTGAGCTTAGAACATTTGTTTGGCTTGCTAGCAATAAGGTAGCAGCACAGAAGGGTAACAACGATGACTTAGTTATAACATTAGCTATTGGTTCTTGGCTATTAGACACCGTTGATTCTAGTACATTTTCAGAAGAAGATGGAAAATCCCTTATATCCGCTATAACCCAGGATTCTGTAAAATTAGATGAAATAATATCTCCTACAAAGCAGGAAGATTACAGCATATTTATGCCAATCGCTGGAGCAGGCTCAAATAGCTTTAGCGTAAAGAAAAAACAGCCTGCTCAAGCTCTATCTAAACATTGGGCTTGGCTTATTTCATGAAGGATATGTACGAATATAAACTCTTTACCGTAGCAGTTGAAGACTTTATGGACTTTTTATTTAAGAAAAGAGCCTGGAGACTTCTTGATGAAAAGCTGTCCTATTATAAGAACAAGGGGTGGAAAGGTTTCAATATCGTAAAAATAAGTCAGTGGGAAAGACTTGCATATGAAATGTACACCGAATCTAATGATATTTCACTAAAGTCCATAAAGGTCTTTGCCCATAGCTTATCAACCTCTGAGTTTTTAAAATTAGAAACCTGGATTAAGACAAGTAAGCACTCACTAGATGCTTGGAAGAAATCTTCTATAAGCATCGAGGATTCTGAAAAAATCATTCAAGCAAGACTGATTCATCTAGCCTATATGGCGATCGCAGCAAAGCCCATAAGTATTGGAAATATAATGGCTAAAGAGGAATAGCGTTTAGCTAAATACTTATCAGTATGATTTGTCTTCAAGAGAGTCGGTTAAGAGAACTGATTCGAGAGATGTATTTGGGCTCATTACTAGAGAGTGTGGACCATAATAGGAATATTACAAGCCTAATTCTTCAACTAAAAGACTCATTAATGAAGAAAAATCTTGTTTGTAGTACTCAATACATAAAGCCAACACCAGAGAAGAATCATAGAGATTATGGTTATTGTCGAATAAGAATCGATACAAACACAGGTAGGGGAAAATCAATGACCCCTAAAGCTATAGCAAAATCTGTTTGGAATATTTGTTCTAAAATAAATCTAAGCAAATATTTTACGATGGAAGACACTGGCCATGATGGTCGATATTGTGAAGTCGGACTGTCTTTAAAACCAAAATATGTCGAAAAGTATCTTATTTCCTAATATGTTCAACATTCTATAAAATAATAATATACTTTCAGAAAGCAACTATCACATAATATAGGAGCACAAACAATGGCAACAAAACGACAGAATCTATTCTCAAAACTTACCAGACTCTTTAGAGCTGGTCCCGTAGTAAAACGAAAAATCAAAGGTGTTCACACCGGAAATATCAAGTCATCTGCCCTAGATGTATTTCGAAAATCAACCGCAACCGTCTATGGCAATAGCCTAAACGCTTATGGTCAGTACGATAGACTCTCACGTTATGCGGATTTTTGTTTGAGTGGTGATACAAAGGTTCCAACGAACACACCACAAGGGTGGATGACGATCGAGGAAATGGCTGCTCGTCATAGTAGGGGAGAGAAAATTTATGTGTTTTCATATGATCGGAATACGGACTCTACTGTATGTTCCCCTATATCAAATGCATGGATGACTAAGGTGGAAGAGATTATTGAGGTTGAATTTGACAAAGGCTTAAAGTTAAAATGTACCAAAAATCACCCAATCATGTTGAGAGATGGTTCTTATTGTAGAGCTGACGAGCTATCAGCTGGTATGGCTGTAATGCCATTTTATAGGAAAAAATTTAATAAAACACAAAAAAATCCTTACAGATACATCTATTCATTCAGTCGTGGAT